GGCATTTTGTTTTTTTCAACTTTTTTTGAAAGAAAATAATAATTCCCTTTGCTAAACAGATATCTGCTAACAAGGTAGTCTAGTTTTCTCGCGTCGCTGTATTTCCAACCCCCAAAGGGACGGGCAGCTTTCGCGCTAAGAGACTACCTACAGCGTTAGCCAATAGATTTTAACAAGTGACCTTATATAGTTTCTAATTTTATATTTTTCTATTTTTTGTAGATTTTATTTTCATCAAGTGAGGTGAAGGCCGTTCGCGTTAGATTTAACCCTCTAACGGTAGAATTTGAGACCATATTGGCTTAGTAATTGGATGTCCAGTCCAACCAAGCGCTAACATGGTTACGCCCTAATCTCGACAGTAGTGAGGACTCAGTCCTACTTTCTACTACCAAGGCTTCACCGGGTACATAAATTGATGATATACTAGAGATAATCAGCTTGGAAATAGCTTCTTAAACTCATACCAGTGCCATTAGTTGGACTTCTGGATTTTGTGCCATTGACAACATTGCGTCGTCTAACGAACTTCCCCATTGTTCTTGGGTAATGTCCGCATCGATTACGTCACATGTGAAAACAGGAATTTTATCGTTCTCAAGATCTTCAATAGCAATCTTGGGGAAATGAACATTCCGTGTTTTAAACACAAGGTCAATCATATTATTATGAAGTTTCCGGTTCTTCTTAATCTGTTGCCAACATTTGTTAACAAATGCTTGATCATAACCTCCCTTTTGGACTTTTTTACCGTCCTCAAAACAGGGTTGATCAAACACGTGGCCTAATAGATTTTCACCGGATAGAGCAGCACGAAGCATTAGATGGGAGGTTGTGTTCGATTGCAACATCTTCATCTGCCCAAATTCCGTATCCCAGTAATTTAACTTCTTATTTGTAGTCATCTTGCAAGCTTTTTCGTAGACTAAACTTGCAGGATCCAAAGGGAGAAAGCTAACTTTATCAGACCGAAGTCTAATTTGGTACGCTATCTTTCTTAACAATTTTCCGTAGTGCGTCAACCAGAAGCTTCGAGGTGGCTTTATGCCAAGGCCTCCTGCCCATTCTGGAAGATACCAGAAAACTCCCGTTTTTGAAAGTTTGTCTCGATTACTCTCGACAAATTCCAAAAAAAGTTGTTCTTTCATATCTTCTGGAGCGAGCTGAACAAGCTTTTCTGATAGACCCTTAAGTTCCCATACAGTCTTTGATGACGTTCCATCTTTCGCCTTTGCATGTACTAAAGCAAAGTTTACGAACGGTACATCTTCGAAAAGACCGGAAGGCTGACGGGCATACATTCTAGAATTAATTAAAACGAAGTCACTAGCTGTGAAACATTTTCCGACGCTCGGTTCGAGACCAACATAAGCTGTTAGTTTGCACCAAATGTCATATAGATCATGATCTTCTTCTGTGTCAGCAAGAACGCAATCATCTCCATTTATCTTTAGGAGATGTGAGAGTTCGAATAAGTCGAATTCCCGTCCGGAGTTAATCTCTAATGCCATACGGCAAACGGTTGCGTTTATGATACACAAGAAAGGAAAACTGATGATTGAACCCATCAATTGTCCGTTTTGTTGATCTCTACCTTCAAATTTATGCTGTGTCATAGCTCTAAGTACTAGAGTTCTGAACAACAAAAATTCAGGTATATGTTTCTCACGATAGTCGACGACCAGAATATCCATTAGCTCATCTATAATAATCTCACTAGGGAAAGATTTGATCTTATTGGTAGCAGCACTGTAGTCTCCATTAACGAACTGCGTATGACCGGGTAACTGGCCAAAGGCTTCATTAATCGAAAAGACTGAGTCTGGCTTTCCAATATATTCAAAGATTGAAATCTTTCTGAGAGTACTATGTAGAAATTTCTGAAATGGTTGAAGAATAAAATATGTGTAGGGAGGTCCTTTGCTGATAACACGAACTTTCAGAGGTTCACTGAGGCCAATAAATTTGACTTCAGGGATCTCTTCAGCAGCGATACTCAGTAGCTTCCTCCACAACGGAATCCAAGTCAACTCGTTCACCAATTGGTTGTGAACAGTGAATTCGAATTCATTCTCTTCTTCTTCTAAATCAAAAAGGGCCTGTTGTTCTTGCCCAGCTAATCCATATAGATTTCTTTGTAAACGTTTAACTTTAACGCTAGTTAACGACGTAGATCCAAGACCTTCGAAAAGTTCAGGCTCCTCTTCGCGACATTTTCTGACAAAGTCATTAAACATTGCTAAGAATCCGCCTTCACTACCTTTTTTCTGAAAGTTAGCTTTCAAACTAGGCATAGTGAATTTCGACCATGCAGACATGCTAAAGTGTGTGCCATGGAAAAGATCTCTAGTCATTCGTCTCAGTTCAAAACTGTAACGTTCATGACTAATCGTTAACGGTAGTCCATCTGCCTTTTTGTTTTTATGAACAAAAACTTGAGGAACAGGCGACTGTTTTTTTGGACCAAATAGCTCTTCTATAGTTGATCGAACACCTTCTTCTAACATATCTTCTGTAACAGATGGCATGTCTTTCTTGATCTGACTGAAACTCTGATGAATCGAGTAGAACCTCGGTAAATCATTGATTCGAGTTGATCGAAGGATTTTATGGAACTTTTTACCATAGGAGCCTTTGATGACCCTTGAAGGGCTGAGAATATCCACCATACCTTTGAATGGAAATGGAGGAATCCCTCTCTCTGGATCTAGCCAAAAAGCATTGAATGCGGCTATTTTATATTTGAAGTATTTAACCCAAGAAGAAGGGCCAAATTTCTCACAAATCCGGAGAACGGGTTTGATCGACTTGATAAAGGAGGTTTTAAACTTCTCCCACTCATCTTGAAGTCGATGAAAAGGAATTTGTTCTGTTAAAGGTTCATAGAGACCGTATAAAATACAGGTTCTAAATATGACGATTTGACAGTCAATTATACTATCCAACGTGGTGTCATCTAATATGAAGCCAGGGTTTAAGCCCGGCGCTTTTTTGATGAACACTTTCCACACATTGGACGTGTAGTATTTTCCAAAGTCAGGATCGACTTCTTCAGCCATAACTACAGTTTGGCTCGGTAAGAGTGATTCGTTTGCTTTTTTCAAAAAACGGTAATCATCTTTGGATTTATCAACCTTGCAGGTTGAAAGGGATAGAGCTTTTGACTCTATATGTAGTGACCTAGTCGGACCAGCAGACTGCTGGCCCTTCTGGGCTCC